TCAGATATAGTTAAAACATCTGCAAGATTAATCATAAACATATCATCTCTAGTGGTCTTTAACCAAGGTTCTACTTTATATCCAACAATTCCTGCCTTTGCTTTTATTTCACAGACGGTGATGGGATGCGAAATAATTAACATCGTCCTATCATCTTCTTCAGAGGCTGCTACTTTAGCATAGATTTCTTCCCCTGATTTAAATTTTATTGTTGCGTAAAAATCGTCTTCCATCATTTTTTTAATTGTATAGTGATTATTTCATAATTAAAATTCTCTTCATTATAGATTTTAATTCTCTCAATGAGATGATTTAATGTATAGTTTTTTCTTGATCTATGGGTAGAATCATCAGCAATGTCATATAATATTGCTTTGATTTTGTTTGCTCCTTTTCGGAGTACTCTACCAATGCTTTGCAAATTGCGGATTCTCGATTTGGATGGAGAGGCAAAAACAATATTATGGAGGTTCTTAATATTAATTCCTGTAGAAAATGTTCCATATGAAGCAACGATAATAGCGTTCTCTTCTTTTTCAGTTATCTCTCGAATCAACTCCCTCTCTTCAGCATCTACACCCCCATGAACGAAGAATACTTTACGATTACCTCGCTTATTAGTATTTATTTGTTCATAAAGTATAGCCCCGTGGGTTTCTACTCTACTGTATAATATAAGACTATTACCTTTTAAATCCAATGCAAGATTAATAATAAATCTATTTCTTTGTTCGTGTGTAATTAAATATTGTATTTCATCTTCATAGGTTTCAAACTTTTGCGGTGGATGTTTAAGAACAAGACACTGGATATCTAATTGAGAAAGATGTCCTTGTCTCATTAATTCATCTGTTTTTGTTACTTTATATGATGGTCCAAACAATCCTTCTAGTACCCACTTATGGGTCTGTGTGCCGTCTAATGTTCCCGTGAATCCAAATCTATACTTAGCATGATGCAACTTAGTCATTATAGATACTAGGGACTTACTTTTAAATAAGTGTGCTTCATCCCCTATAACTACATTATAATCTTCAAAAAACTTTCTATCTAATTTGTAGACAGATTGCCAAGTAGTAATAGTAACAGGATATTCATTTGTTTTTTCCTTTCCAGAATATATACGGTGACAATATGACTCAGCATCCCATCCATAATCTACGAAATCCTTATACATCTGTTCTACGAGAGATGTCGTTGGAACAACTAAGAGAATTTTTTGCTGCCTATCAACGTAATATCTTACGAGAGAATAAATCATCAACGATTTGCCTGAAGCAGTTGGTGATATCAGTAGCTTTCTATTATGTCTTAGAGCATCATATACTCCCTCAATTTGATATTTCCTGGGAGAATGAGAGCATATGGCAGACATATAATCCTTAACACCCTGATATGATATTCCCTCATTAACTTCAAAGGGAGCACCATAGTATTCATTATCTACAAACTTATATGAATAATCATGTCTCTCACAAAATGCAACAATCTTATCAAGCAATCCAATATATATTCTCTTTGTTCTTAAATCAAATAGGTGTATCTCTCCGTTCCAATTTCTTTTTCTATATTGAGGCATGAACTTTGCCCCTTCAACCTCAAAGGTAAAGTGGTCTCTTAGTTCATATTGAATATGTGGTTCCGCATTAATTTGAAGGAACACCTCATTCATCTTTCCTATGACAACATTAGCTGAGGTATCAATCACATTGGCCCATGAATCTAAAGGTATTTAGTTACCCTAGTCCAGACTGAAATCTCATAAACTCAATTGCATTCTTAATTTGATATGTCCTGTTCTGAACTACTTTAAGAATACTTTCAATATAGGTAAGCATTGTATCATAGTAATCTATCTTTAAAGATGTATTAGATAGTTTTTCATCTGCATCCAAATACTTCTGCATAGTATCTTTGTCCCTTATCTTCTTTGGAAAAGGATTCTCTTGGTATACTTCTGGGTCCGACTTCCCACTAAAATACTCATACCGTTCATGACGTATGTTCTTTCTTTGTTGTTCTGCTTTCTTTCTTAATAGAAAAATAGTATTATAAAGTTCAAAATATTTTGCATGTAGAGAGGGGATATTCAAAGATTCTTCATGTAGATTATCTCTGTCTATTTTTGAATCTTTTACCCACATCTCTTGAAGATCTTCAAGAGTTACAATCATAAAGAGTTGCCAGCTAAATCTGTTATATCGTAGATAGTATACTTGAAACTTACGTCTGCTGTAAAGTATTCTATATCTGTATCTGTAGCATCAAAATTAAGAGTTGTCAAGCTGTAAGGCCATAAGTCCTTAAAATTAACATTGAACTTTGCTATTAGATTACTACTTAAAATTTGTAATGTTCCGTCAGAGTATATGTCGTGTCCTGCTTGACCATAAGGTGGTTTTGGTTGTTGTCCACTTGCTTCAAAATCTCTAAACTCTTGTATAGATTCTGGAAAACCTAATCCCCTAATCCAATTTTGTATTTCCATAAAGTTAGTAAGGTCTTCATCAACTAAGAACCTTAAATTAAGATCACCAAAATCTATCTTATCACCTGGTGTAGGAATATCTCTAAGATACGTTGGTTGATTTGCTACACCGAAATTTAAATCTGGAATATTAGCAGTATTGCAGAAAAAGGCAACACCTGGACTTCTTTTAAGGTTAAATTTAAAACCTACAGGTGCTAGAAAATTTCTATTCTCAATTTGTGATGGTCTAGTTCCCATTATTCTTCTTTAGACATTTGTTCTTCAAGTTTTTCTTTTGCTGCTTTTATGCCAGCAAGTCTTACTTCCAATGCATCCTCATAACGATCAAGCATTTTAAGTTTGAATTTTTGACGGTCTTCGTGACTCATCCTATTTTTACAAAGCATGGTAGAAAGCAGTCTCCTACGTATATTTAGATAAAAAAAAAGACCCTCCCGAAGGAGAGTCTTTGTAAAGAAAGAAGATATTAACTTCTTACATAAGGTTCTTAACAGCAACACGCCTGTAATAGCGGTTTGAGTTAACATAGAGGTCACCATTACCAACAGTGGTTCCTTCAGCGAATGGGTTTGCAACAAGACCATATCTTGTCTTAAATCCGATTTTTGGCTGGAAGGAGTTCTCACCCACTGCACGAACCATTTGTAGCGGAACGTAAGGGCAATAGAACAGACCAGCATCATAAGGAGAAGTACCTTTGTAACCACAAACGTAGTACTGGTTGCCGCCTGTAGGTGCTGCGTTAGCACTTGTAAGGTTAGCAGAATAAGGATCGATATATACACGATACTTACCTTGTAGTACACCAGCGAAGGTGTTACCAGTGTCATCAACGTTAAGGTTAGCATTCAATGCAGGAGTGTAATCAAGTACACCTGCCATTGTTAGGGCGGAAGCAACGTCTGCAGAGCAGAGGATTGTGTTACCCTTTCCACGACGAGTTCTTTGTGCAATTGCGTTTGCATCTCTCTCGATCTGGAATAGAAGTCCTTTGAACTTCTCAACTGACCATCTTCCGTTGGAGTCAACGTCTAGGTCAAATACACCCTGAGTTGCGGTGTTTTGTACAGCACCTTGCTCTGCAACCTTGTAGATAGTTCTGATAACTTCACGGTTAATTTCCGCAAGGATTTCAGTAGAAAGGATGTTAGCAAGTTCTGCTTCTGCATTAAGACCATGAATTGCTTTAAGGTCTTGAGCAAGTTCTAAACTGTACTCTGCTTTCAAAGCACGGGACTTCGCAGTAACCGTAACCTTCTCGATTGAGAAAGCCATCTGGTTAAACTCGAAGTTGCCAGTGTTGAGTTTCTCAGCATCGGCAGTACCCATACCCTGACCAACTCTATATCCTAGAGAATCAGCAGTAGATGTTGGGTTTAGAACGGCAGGGTTTGATCCACCAGCACCATATGCGGTAGTAGTAGTACCAAAACCAGCACTAGGATCAGTCCAACCAGTAGTTGCACCAAGTGCTGGATTACCACCAGACTGAGTACCTGAACTACCAGAGAAACCAGTATCTACTTCATCGTAGAATGTCTCGTTACCAGTCTGACTGACGTAGCGTGAACGCATTGCGAAGATAAGACCAGTAGGTCCGCTCATTGGTTGAACACCAGCAAGGTCATATGCGACCAAGTTTGGCATTGAACGACGAATGAGACTAATCAATACAGGGTCGAAACCTGCGGTTGGAGATGATGCACTAGCACTAAAACCAGCAGCAGTGCTACTTGAGTTAGTATTGTTAGTGGGTTGCTCCATCAGGTCTATGCCTGAACTAAAAGCTTGCTCCTCTTTGAGGAATTTTTCTTGGTTTTCTAACAGGACAGCGGTAACTGCTTTACGATGTGCGTCTTTGATTGGATCAAGACCCTCATAGTTAAGAAGTGGGGCCCACTTTTCCTGCAGATGTTCGGATTGGAACATTTGCGTTTACCTATAAAAAGTGATTGTTTGTTTACTAATTTTTAAATCAGGTTTGCTTAAATGCTGAAAGAGACTTCAGGTAAGTTGCCATAGAACCAGTTGCTACATGAGCATCTGGGGCTTCGACTCCTTCTGAAAGAGTTTCAGTTTTAGCTTGTGAAGTGGTTCCTTTAGGGAAATAAGACTCCTTTAAAGTCTCCAACTTCTCACGATATTCGTTTTCACTTGCAAACTCTACACTTTCGGAAAGTGAGGCGAGCTTCTCTTTCTGAGTGGCAGCGAGGCCTTCAGAAACTTCATCAAGAATACCATCAGCAACAGACTCTGCGAGTCTCTTGTTTAGTCCGATGTTCTTCTCAATTTGCTCATTGAGTTTTGATTCCATGTCATCAAGTTTTTCTACCATGCTCTCAAGGACATCATATTTGTCGTCAGGGATTGATACATAATGTTCTTCAAAAAGATTCTTCATTCCGCCAAGGAATGATTCGGTCAATTCTTCTTTAAGTCCGCCTTCTACAGCCAACTGGTTCTCAGTGAACCATTCGTCAGCAACGTACTCAAGATAAGAATCAATTCTTTCGGATAAAGTTGCTTTTTCTGTTGCAACTCCTTCCTCTAATTTAGCAGCGTACTGCTCTTCTAAAGCAACTTTGACTTCAGCAACTTTAGAGTTGATTGCTGCTTCAAAGATTGTTTTTGCTTTTGCTTTAAAATCTTCGGAGAGATCTTCACCACCTAGAAGTGCATTAACATCATCTTCGATGTTAACTTCTGGAGTAACTTCTTCCTCGGCAACTACTTCTTCAGTTTCTGCTACTGGTTCTTCAGTAACAACTTCCTGCTCTTCAGTAGGTTCCACTTCTTCTTTAGCAGTTTTGCCTTTGCGATTAGTTACAACATCAGAAACTTGCTTAAGTGTCTGACCTGCTGGTTTTAATTTAGCAGAATCATCATCAGGTTTGTAGTTCTCTGGGGTAGGACCGCCTAGATCTTCATAAGGAAGTTTGTTTCCAGGTGTGATGTTAGCAACTTTTTCAGCTGCTTGCGCTGGTTTCGCATTAGCATTCACAGCAGTCTTAGACTGCTTAGTTCCTGCTTCCATTTCTTGTAGTTTACCACGAGCCATTTGTTCGTTCTCCGATTTTCTTGTAACTAAAATCTATATTTATTTAGAAGTTTTATAAGTTTGATAAGAAATCATTAAATAAATTCAATTTATTCTCATCGAGTTTCTTCTGGGTGGTTAGGGTGTTAATCTCCCTATAGGTTCTTTCTACGAACTTCTCACGTAGAATTCCTCCATCCCAAACCCAATCTTTTCCTTCCATAATTCCCTCTACAAATGCATCAGGAGCTGAAGGATCTGCAACTATATCAGCAGCAGTTGCTAACATAAAGTCATCACCTACGACATTGACACCTTCTCTTGTTTGTTTAAGTGAACCAATACCACGAGATGAAACTCCTAGTTTTACTCCTTCCTCAACGAGAGAAGCAGCAATCTTACCCATTGGTGTACCGAGAATTTTCGCTTTACCAATGAAATTTTGTCCGTTCTCCCTAAGAGAAACGATTTTATGGGATACCCTATCAAGATTAACTGTTGGTCCTTCAGGGTGACCAAGTTCTCCAAGAGCACGTCCAGCTTGAATATGGTTTTCATTATACCGACCAACTTCCTTACGGAGAGTTTCCATCGGATACATTCTACCATTACGGTTTTTGATATTTCCTTGTAAGAAAACACCTTCAATATACATAGACTTCTTGCCGCCTTTATTTTCGACAAGAAACTCTACTGATTCAATTTCTTCTCTAATCAGTTTCATTATGCATCCCCTGAGATTTGAACTTGTTGTATCCATAACGAACCGAGCCCACCGTTAGTACCAATACCTGCTACTTTATTAGACCTTACAATTTGAGAACCATTGTTGTTAACACTAAAAGCAGTACTAATACCACTTGTGTCAACAGTCAATACCATTTTACTCTTAAAATAACCACCAGGACCAGCAGGACTATCAACGATACTTGCTACAGCAACATGATCGATCTTCTCCCACCAATTACTATCATTGGCAGTAGTTAATCCAACATAATCACCAGCAACAAATGGCCAAGAAACACCTTCTGGAGCCCAGACCGTAGTAGTTGCACCACCGTCAATACTTTCAACTGCTTGTGATCCTCTAGTTTGACCTAGAGTTTCAACTGTATCTGCCTTAATAATAAAGTCAGTATGTTTTGCAGTAGGGTTACCATCAATCCTGACACACATGTCAGTATCTTTAGCATACAACCTCACTGTTGATGATTGTACCTGGTACCCATCAGATTGTGCTGATGCTCCAGTGATGGACATCGATTGTCCTAATCCAATTGGTCTAAGTGCCATCTTATTAATAGGTCCATTTAATAGTTATTTAGAATACTTTTGCAGTAGATTGTTGAACTTCATCTTCGACTTCTGTTTCTGCTTCCGCTTCTACTTCAGTCTCAAGTTCTGCTTCTACTTCATCTACTTCACTTTCAACTTCAGATTGATCATTACCAAAGATTGATCCAGCTACTTCTGGTCTAAAACCATCGACTTTCTCTGCTGATTTAGCAAAAAGCATATCTTTGATTTTATCGCTAATTTGCGAAGGTGACTCATCATTCACCATCATATCCATTAATTCATCCATATTTAGTAATAAAGTAGTTTAATCTTTAGTATTTATGTACTTTTGACGCTAGGGGTCTAGATTTCACCACCTTTAGGCATCTTCTTAGGTTTGTCTTCTATTACTTCAGATTCTAAATCTGGTTCAGCAACAGGGTCACCAGCTACTGGTGGTGCTCCTTGTTCCATTGGTTCATCCATTAAAGGAAGTCCAGTTTCAGGATCAATAGTAGCAGGATCAGGAATTATATTATTTGCAATTTCATAATCTATAATCTTATCCTGTTCAATAATTTCCTCATCAGTCTGACGAAGGATCTTACGTCTCACATAATCCTGTGAGAAGTACTTTCCGACATATGGTGCTGCTGTTGCAACATTAGTTAATCGCTCATTTAGAAGTTCAGATTCCTTCAATTCTGAGAAATGATTGTCATATAAGAAGTCATATTGTATGTGCTCACTCATGACTTCCCAGTCTTCTGGAGTGATAACATTCTTCAATAATAGCTGAGTTCTCAGCATATCATTGAACATATTTGAGAATCTTTTTCTTAATCTACCAACAAACTTAGTGAATTTTAATTCATCTCTTAGTATTTCTGATGAACGACCTAAGTTAA